GATAATGGTATGGCTTCAATATCTGAAAAACAAAGAAGATTTGCAGACTACTTTATTGAAACAGGAAATCTATACCAATCAGCAATTAAAGCTGGATATAGTAAAAACTATGCAAAGGCTCAAGCACATAAATTGTTGGAAAATGTCGGTATAAAAAACTACATTGATAAAAGATTGAAAGAATTAGAAGAGAAAAGAGTGGCTTCAGCTACTGAAGTGATGCAATTATTAACCTCAGCTATGAGAGGAGAACTGGATGAGGAAGTAGTAGTTGTAGAAAGTATTGGAGATTATTGCTCTGAAGCTAGAGTAGTAAAAAAGAAAATAGGATTAAAAGATAGAATAAAAGCTGCTGAACTTATTGGAAAAAGACATAGATTATTTACTGATAAAATCCAAGTAGATGGATTAGTTCCAGTAATGATAACAGGGGAGGATGAAATTGAAGATTAAGAAAGTAAGCCTACCCAAACTTATTGGAAAAGGATATAAAGATTATTGGAATTTTACTGGAAGATACAGAGTATGTAAAGGATCCAGAGCGTCTAAAAAAAGTAAAACAACAGCTTTAAATTTTATCTATAGACTTATGAAATATCCTGGAGCTAATCTACTTGTAGTAAGAAAAGTATTTAGAACTTTAAAAGATAGTGCCTATACAGATTTAAGATGGGCAATTAGACAATTACAGGTTGATGATTATTGGGATTATAAAGAAAGTCCTTTAGAACTTATATATAAACCTACTGGACAAAAAGTATTATTCAGAGGGCTGGATGAACCTATGAAATTAACTTCCATAACAGTTGATGTAGGTTCATTGTGTTGGTGTTGGATAGAGGAATCTTATGAGATAACGAAAGAATCTGACTTTAATATGCTAGATGAATCTATCAGAGGACAAGTAAATGGAAATTTATTCAAACAGATAACTTTAACACTTAATCCTTGGAATGAAGGTCATTGGATAAAGAAAAGATTTTTTGATGCAGAACCTTGTGATGATATTCTAGCTAAAACTACCAATTATCTTTGTAATGAGTTTTTAGATGAATCAGACTTGAGATTATTTGAGAGAATGAAAGCTGAAAATCCTAGAAGATATAGAGTAGCAGGATTAGGAGAGTGGGGAATATCAGAAGGCCTTATATATGAGAATTGGGAAGAGAAAGAATTTGATGTACAAGAAATTTTAAATAATATACCTGATATAGAGAGCAGTTTTGGGTTAGACTTTGGTTATACCAATGACCCTACTGCTCTTTTTTGTGGGCTAATTTCATTAAGTAGAAAAGAGATATATGTTTTTGATGAGCTGTATAAAAAAGCTTTAACTAATAGAATGATTGCTGATGAGATTACTAGTATGGGAAAAGCTAAAGAAAAAATAGTAGCTGATAGTGCAGAACCAAAGAGTATAGATGAGTTATATGACTATGGACTGTATAGAGTTATCCCAGCAAGAAAAGGAAAAGATAGTATAAATAATGGTATTCAATTTATTCAAGGATTTAAAATTATAATCCATCCAAGATGTACTAACTTTTTAACTGAAATAAGTAACTACACTTGGGCCAAAGATAAATTCGATAAACCTGTCAATAAACCTATAGATGATTTTAACCATTTAATGGATGCTATGAGATATGCACTAGAAGGATTTATTGAGGGAGATACATTTTGTTTTGATTAATGAGGAGGTGGAATAGTGTTAGGATGGCTTAGAAGTAAACTGTATAGAGATAAAGTTGAGAAAGGCTCTGATAAAGATGTTAGATACTTAGAGTATATAGTTGAAAGATTTTTACACAGTAAAAAAAGATTAGATATGATTACTGGAGAAAGATATTATCTAGGACACCATGATATTCTGTGGACTAAAAGAGAAGTTATTGGGGAAGATGGTAGATTAACTGAAGTTGATAACTTGCCAAATAACAAAAGAATAGATAATCAATATGAAAAGCTAGTAGACCAAAAGGTAAATTATCTATTGGGAAAAACACTTACTTTTCAAACTGATAATAGAGTATACCAAGAGCAACTAGAAAAAGTATTTGGACTAGAGTTTCATAGAACTATTAAAAATCTAGGAGAAGATGCATTAAATGGTGGAATAGCTTGGATATATCCTCACTATAATGATAAAGGAGAGTTTGTATTTAAGAGATTTGAACCTTGTCAAATATTACCAGTGTGGAAAGATGAAGGGCATACAGATTTAGAATTTGTAATTAGAATCTATACCATTCAAGAATGGACAGGTTCAATGCTAGAAGATGTGGAGATAGTAGATGTTTATAGCTTAGCTGGAATAGACAGATATAAATATCATTATGGAGCTTTGAAATATGACTCACATTATAACTATTTTAATATAGGAGAAGAACAATTTAACTGGGATAGATTACCAGTTATTCCTTTTAAATATAACTTACTTGAAAAACCTTTAATATTAAGAGTGAAAAACTTACAAGATGGAATTAATAGAGCTATTTCAAACTTTGAAAATAATTTAGATGAAAATCCTAGAAACTGTATCTTAATATTAAAAAACTATGATGGACAGAAACTAGGGGAGTTTAGAAAGAATTTATCTACCTATGGAGCTGTAAAAGTTAGAAATGATGGTGGAGTAGAAAAGCTTACAGTTGAACTCAATGCTCAAAACTATAAGGATATTATAAAAATATTCAAAGATGCATTAATAGAAAATGGTAGAGGATTTAATGCTAAAGATGATAGGCTAGGAAGTAATCCAAATGAAATGAATATTCAATCTATGTATGCTGATATAGATTTAGATGCTACTGGAATGGAAGTAGAATTTAGAAGTGGATTAGAAAAACTACTATATTTTGTTAATGCATATTTTAGTCATATGGGATTTGGAGATTTTGAGAATGAGAAAGTAGATATTATATTCAATAAAGATATCCTGGTAAATGAATCTCAAACTATAGCTAACTGTAAAGCTTCAGTTGGAATAATTTCTGATGAAACAATAGTGGCTCAGCATCCATGGATAAAAAATCCTGTGGAAGAGTTAGAAAAAATTAAAAAGCAAAAAGAAGAAATCTATCCAGATTATAACTTTGGAAGTGGTTTGAATGGACCAAAAGAAAAATAAAGAATATTGGCAGAAAAGAGCTGATAGGCAAGAAAAAAAAGTTCATAAAGAGGGAGATAAATTACTTAAAGAACTAGATAAAAATCTTATTAATGCTAGAAAAGAAATTCAAAAATCTATTAATGATTTAGTAGTAAGGTACATGGATTTAACTGAACTTTCTTATGCTGATGCTATAAAGAATTTAACAAGTTCAGAGTTCAAAGAATGGAGAATGACACTTGAAGAGTATATGGCAGAGATAGAGAAGTTCAAGGGAATAGCTGAGGATATAGCTAATAAGTTAAAGCTAGAATTAGAAACCTTAGCTATGAAGTCTAGGATTTCAAGACTAGACACTTTAAAAGCTCAAATAGATATGGAACTCAATAGAAAAGCTTATGCAGAACAGGAAGCTCTCAAAGGAACTTTGGAAACTGTGTATAATGATTCTTATAGAGATATAAGACTGGATTTTGGAGTAGAGAGTTCTGTAGCTTATTTAGATAAAGATACTTTATCTGATTTGATAAACTACCCTTGGAGTGGAACAGACTTCTCTAACAGAATATGGGAGAACAGAGCAGTACTAGGAAGAGTACTTAAAGAGGAAATTATTCAATCTTTTATTCAAGGTATATCAGTTAAAGATTTATCAGATAAGATAATAGGGAGAATGAACTCAGATAGAAAAAATACAGAGAGATTAGTAAGGACTGAACTTAACTATGCACTTAACCAAGCTACTAAAAAGGGGTATGAGGATAGTGAAGTTGAAGAGTATGAGTATTTAGCTGAGATTGATAGTAGAACTTCTCCACAATGTAGAGAGTTAAATGGAAAAATTTTTAAATTAGAAGATGCTAAGGTAGGAGTAAATTATCCTCCTATGCATCCTCATTGTAGAAGTACAATTATTCCTGTTATAGAGTATGAAACATTGAAAGAATCTGAAAAAAATGGTATAATGGAAGAAAAAGATAGCATATTAGAGGGACTAGATAAAAAATTAACTAGAAAGAAATTTGCAGAAAAATTATTATCTAATTTAAAGCTGGAACATTTAAATGTTAGTGTAAAAAAATTAAACGCTAGAGGAAGTTGTGGATTAAATTTTGAAGTATTAGATTCAAAAAGTTCAAAATTAACAGTAAAAACTTATAATTTACAAAAAGATGATGACAGAAAGAAATATTATCAATTAAAAACAATATTTCATGAAGCATATCATGCTTTAGGGCATAATAAAGAGGTTGATTTTATATCAGTAAATTATGATTTTCAAAATTGGGCATATATAGATGATGTATTTGCAGAATGTTCAGCACATTATATGATGAAAAGAATGGGAAATAAAATTCCAATTTCTCCATCTTACCCAAAACATCTATCAGAAACATTACCTAAATTAAAAAAATTAGAAAAATTTAAGAAATGTAAAACTTTAGAAGATTTTGGAGAGATAGTTTGGAAAGATAGAATGAATGGATTAAATCCTA